ATGATTATGGGTAAAGTTTTATTTTTATTTATCACAGCAGTCTTATTATGCGGTTGGGGAGTCAATGCATCAGTTCTATCGGACAATTATGTCTATAAAGAAATTATTATTAAAGAGAATGATACCTTATGGGATATAGCGGCAAAGGAAACCGATAACCGCATGGATATCAGAGAATACATATATACAGTTAAACGGTTAAATGCTATAAAAAATTCAGGTAACTTAGTTCCCGGTCAAACAATACGTTTGCCAATGATATCCAAGTAATTATATATGGAAAGCTAAGAACGTATGTTTTTTTGACATTTTGTGCTGTCATATGAACATACGTTCTTTATTCTTTTGAAATAAGAAGTCTCATCCTTTATCGTTCTTCTGAAATATCATTGTAATCGGGTTATTTGTAAATAAATCAGCTTCATTAATATAGTGCCGTACCATTTCAACAGAACGATGACGTGTCTGTTTCATAATTAAACGTTCTTCTACACCGTGAAGTGCTGCATAAGTTGCAAAACCGTGTCTTAAACTATGAGCACCATATAATTCAACAGGCAGGCCGATAAGCTCGATATATTTCTTTACAAGCAAATTGATACTTTTATCACTTAACCTGTGGGATGAAAGCCTTCCGTTTTTCAGGATTCTTCTGAATAATGGCCCAGAAGTAATTTGAGCCTCTTGAATCCATTTATTAAGAGCAACAATAGCGCACATATCAGGATTCTTTAAGTAGGGGATACCGACCTGTTGCCCGACTTGTTCCTGATCGGTTTTAGAATGTTTTAAGGTTACAATAATTCCCTGTGGATATCTGGTGATGTCTTCAAAATCCAAGCCGGAAAGTTCACTTCTTCTAAACGCCCCCAGGAAACCTAGGAGGAGAATCGCCTTATCCCTTATTCCTGACAGGCTGTCAGTATCTATGTAAGAAATCATTTGCTCCAATTCTTCCCAGTAAATAGGAGTCTTACCCTTTTGCATAGCACCCTTCGTCCGTGTAAGACCAATCATTGTTTCCCTGACAATCCAGACTCGACAGGGATTTTGTTCAGAAAATCCGGCTGCATTATAATTTTCTGAAATAGCGCTTATGCGACGTCTGATTGTAGAAATTTTTGCATAATCAGCTAAATCATTAATATAATTTACAATCGTTTCTACGGTGGCAGGGAAGGCCGATACCTTATGATATTTACACCAGTCACAAAAATCATTCCAGTCTGATTCATAAGCATCAACGGTATTTACCGCTTTTGTTTCGGAGAGCGTTTCTTTACTTTTATCAGACAGTCTTAAATTATCTTTTGTCTGGATGATATTCCGTAAATAAAAATGTTTTTCAGGCACTTACATTCCTCCATATATCAAAATAATATAGCCGTGGCAATACCTCTTTAAAATTAACTACAACATTACTTCCGATAATTTAATGTTAATTACAAAAGCAGATGAATACTGATAATATCTTATGTTTGCCGTCATGCTTGCCGTCCGCGGGGAAATGAAGACGGCAGATTATAGCGCTTTGTCCATCAAATCAGCGACAAGGCGCTTTCTTTTATCTAAGACGTGAGAGTAATATTTTGCGGTAGTCACAATGCTGTTGTGGCCAAGCTGCTTGGAGACCAATTCGAGATCAGCTCCTGCTTCAAGCATGTTGGTTGCGTACGTATGGCGGAGCGTGTGGAAGGAGCCGAAACCGAAGTTATTTTTGCACCAAGTGTTAAAGTATCGTAAATCATCGGGTGTAATCATTTCTCCGTTGGGGAGAGAACATACATAATTTCCGGCGGAATAAAAAGAACCGTATTCTTTCTTGAAGTGTTCCTGCCTGGCGTGAATGGACAAAAGGATCAGGCGGAAGTTTTGTCCGAAGGGGGCAGTGCGGACAGAAGAATTTGATTTCGGCAAATCCTGTATGGTCCAGCCGGAATCATAAACGGCGGTCCGGCGGACAGTGATTTCATTCTTTTTCATATTGATATCATCCCACGTTAAGGCACAGCACTCACCGATGCGGAATCCCACATAATAAGCGGCGCATATGGCGGGATAGAACTTGTGTTCTTCATTGAATTTATCAAAAATCTTTTGCATCTGCTCCCGACTGAAAGTCTTTACCGGATCGGGAGTATCTTTATAAACGCGGGGGACGTGAATATTTATTGCGGGACTGGTGGACAAAAACCGTCCAAAGTCTACGGCATATATAAAAGAACGTTTCAAAACAGCCACTAAGCAGTTCAAAGAAGAGCGGGACAGAGAGGACTTCTTCTCATTCAGAAAATTCTGCAGGAGCCGAGGAGTGATGCGCTTTAATTTATAAGAACCGAAACGAGGGAGAATATGAGACCTAATCAGGCTTTTATATAATTTGACAGTATTCGTTTTATAGCTGCCCTCTACTTCCAAAACTTCACGAATCCAAAGTGCATAAAAATCTTCCATAGAAATATTGGAGGCCGTATCAAAAGAACCCGCTCGATCTGCTTCCGCCTGTGCTTGACGCCACATCTTATTTGTCTCGGTTTTAGAAATAGAGCCGGCACGCTCAATCTTTTTGCGGTTGCCGGATTCATCTCTTATCTCTACAGTGTAGTAATACTTATTACCCCGTTTTCTGATATACATATAAAATACTCCAAGAATGTGAAATAATGGTAAATGTTGTTAAATAAAAGTAATTAATTTGAGAAACATTGACAATTTTTGATATAATTAGATTAAAGAAGGGAGGAACTCAAAATGATAACTGCAATGGATGTAGCGAATTTCTTTATTGATTTGACAAACAATTCAAAAACAGATGACAAAATGACAAATTTAAGAATTAATAAGCTGCTGTACTTTGCACAAGGAGAGTACCTCGCGAAATATGGCACGCCACTATTTGATGAAGATATGGAGGCTTGGACTTACGGACCGGTAGTGCCGATTGTGTACAATACATTTAAACCTCTAAAGAGTACCCCTATACAGGGGGTGACCGATGAGTATGATCCTTCCGTCTTTACCAGAGATAACCGTCTGTTCTTAATAGATATTTTAGCTAAATATGGAATATACTCTACAAGGCATCTGGTAGAAATGACACATATGAAAGGCACGCCGTGGGATAATGTAAATCAATCGGAAGTCATTTCTAAAGAATCAATGGAAGAGTTTTTTAAGGAAAGGGAAACCACCTGTCAACCGAAAGAATATAGTGAAAAATGCTTTATCGGACATAGAGATAAAGAAGGATTTTTGGTCTTGCCCAAAGAGTGGGACGATTAATGAAAAACAAATGGGAACTCTGGTGGGCAAGGGTAAAGTTTGAAGACTCTGATGAAATCAAGACACGGCCTGTTATTGTTTTTGATAATCAAGCTGCCTATATCGTTTCTTTCAAGGTCACATCACATGACGCAAGAAAAAAGTTTAATGGTGAATATATCATCATGAAATGGAAAGAAGCAGGATTGACCAAACCGTCCGTTGTGAGACTTTCTAAAATGCTCAAAATGCAGGAAAGTGATTTTTTGAAAAAGATAGGAGATTTAGAGGATACCGATATATATGGCATTGCCACACTTGTCAGGTTTTATTACAACCTATAGAGCAGGAAGTGCCGTGTAAAAGCGGTACTTTTTAAATGCAAAAATCTTTATAATAATATTTATTTCCACGTTTTCTGATGTACATAATTTAAAACTCTCTTTTCAAGAATCATATTCTGAATGGTTATTGGGACAAAAGATAAAAACAATGCCGGCTAAGATAAGGAGTATAATTGCAAGATAAAATCTCTGTTCGCCGAATCCATATAAAAGGGCAAAAAATAAAAAGTATGAATAATACTTTATGAAGAAAAGAGGGGTAGAAACAAGGCTTTCACGGAATTTTTTCATTGCCTGTTCATCATGTTCTATGTATTCCATGAAACGTTGTTTTCGAATAGAATCTTGTTCTTTTTTAGGAAGAGCTGATTCATAAACAGATAAGCCGACTTTATGATAATTATCATGAAAAGCAACTTCATGACCGAGAGTATAAAGAAGAGGATATGACAAAAGAATAATAGGGATAATAAGGTCTATTCGTTTTTCTATAAAACAAATAATAACAGAGGAAACAGAAATGAACCCGACAATAAGTGGTGAATACATTAACATCATGCAACTCCTTTATTTTGTTTCTTCCCATTGCGAACCATATTTATTATCCAAGTCAGAAGGTTTAGATGCCCAATACAGTAAAAACAGTAGATAAAACAGATTTATAATGGCGGCAGCTTTGTTAAAGGTATGATTTAGAATGAATAATACGAGAATCCAATAACCGGAACGTCCGATGTCATGAAGCCGCCGTGTAAATAATGCGTATACAGTGATAGTTGAAAAAATATATAAAATCAAAAAAGGGATCCCGATTAAATACTTTGGGTGACTGGGAGTGAGAAGAGTATCAAATACCGCTCCTGCGGATAAGATTTCAATAATGGACAATGGAATAAAAAATGTCCAAAATTCCCGGCGGGTACTTCTGCCACTGAAAGAAAATATGAATTTTTTAAACCGTTGAAAAAGTAGTGGGAAAGGAAGGCTTTTTGTAGTTTTCATGAGAGAATCTCCTTACATTTTACAGAATCATATTTTTAGAAAAACCTTTTGGAAATCTACAGTTATGAGGTTTCCTCTTTTTCTTTTATTTTAGGAGAAACCACTTCATATTGAACTTCTATAACCGCATCTACTGTGGCTTTTCCTGCGGGGGAAAGTGCACGGTATTTTTTTATGAATTCTTCTTCGTGGCGGGTAAGAGAAATATTGGAAGTAGACCATTCTTTTTTCATTTCAGAGGTTCTAATAAATTCAGAGCGGCCTATAATCCACATGGGGTTTACTGAGAGTGCATTCGCGATAGAATTTATAATTGGCATTTTAATTTTTTGAATGGTTCCTTGTTCATACCTGGTGATTGTAGAAGCAGATACTTGAATTCGTTTTGCCAGTTCTTTTCTTGTGATTTCAATATCTTCACGAGATTGTTTTATTCTTTTACCGATACTTAAATTGTCCAAAATATATTCACCTCATTTCCTTTTTTATAATAACATTAAGTATTGCTATACGCAATAAATAAAAGCATGACGCAAAAAAATAATTGCATAGTGCTATTGACAAGATAAAAAAGGAATGATATCTTAGGTTTAAGAAATTGCACTATGCAATAAATGGGTGGAGGTGAGAAAGTATGAATGCAAAAAAAATCAAGGCAAGAATGATAATTATGGGATTAACACAAAAAAATATTGCGGAAGTATGGGGGTGCGCAACAGCCACTGTGAGCCAAAAGCTTACCGGGTATAGACCTATATCGTTGAATGAAGCAAATTTATTAGCAGAAAAACTAAATTTAACTGATAAAGAGTATTATGAATATTTTTTTGCCACAAATATTGCGTAGCGCAATAAAAGAGAGAAAAAAGAGAGGGTATAAAAATAACTATGGAAATCAAATTTGAACTCGAACGTGAAAGGTTAAAAGAAGCGGCCGCGCCGCTGGTCAACTATCTGCGAAAGAAACAAACGCCTGAAACCACGGCAATAGTCACAGGTGCAAGTGTAGAAATATTAAGTACGGATATTCATGTACCTTTTGAAGATGAATGGGATTAATAAAAATGAAAAAAGAAATTTTGCAAGATGACACGGACAGGCTGTTATCTGTAGAAGAGGTGGCAGAACGTCTGCGGACGGGAAAACAGTTTGTCCGTAGCTTGATAAACGCAGGACTTCTTCCTGCACTATCTTTCCGGCGGAACAGGCGCATACGAAAGGTAAGCCTGAATAAATTCCTGGAAGAGTACGACGGCAAAGATTTATATGAAGTGCTGGAGGGGAAACAATGAAAGCATTGATCGTTTTTATCGCCATTGTCTTGGGGGCGGGAATGTATGTACAGGCACCGCCGCAATTAATCAGTTATGCGGTGACTGCAAATAAAGGCGATACTTTGTGGGATATCTGCTCAAGAATTGCCACTGAAAAGGATGATGTACGAGAAATCGTATATCGGGCAAAGCAAGAAAATAATATAAAAGATCCCGGTACATTGCAGCCGGGACAGGAAATCATTGTAAGGGTAGAAAGGACTAAAGAATGAGAGAGATAAATATAGAAGGGCAGCTGATATATGTTGCCCATCCGTATGGGGGAAATGAAGAAAATATAAGCGCTTAAGAGAACTCAAAAAAATGTACCCGTATCAAACATTATTTTCCCCGCTGCACAATTGGGGCTGGGACTCCTACGATGCTGACCACCAGGCAAAACCGATGCAGGACTGCCTGACGGTACTGCAAAGGTGTGACGCGATTATCCTATGCGGAGACTGGTGGAAAAGCATGGGATGCATGCAGGAATACGCCGCGGCATATGTTTTGGGAATACCTGCCTTTGAATTTAACGAAACTGGAATTATTGAGGTCAAGTGATGGGAAACGAAAATGTCTTTACCACGCTGGGGGCGTCTAACCACGCAAAAGAAGAACGTGAAAAGAATGATTTCTATGCCACTGACAACATAGCGGCATATCTGCTTCTTGAAAATGAACCGTTAAAAAACATATGGGAATGTGCCTGCGGAGATGGAGAACTTGCCAAAGTCTTTGATGAAGCTGGTGTTTTAGGAAAGGCAAGCGATCTGATTAACCGCGGGTACGGAGAAGCCGGAATAGACTTCCTGAAATATGCGGGGGGGGTGGAACGGAGATATAGTAACGAACCCGCCATACAAACACGCAGAGGCATTTGTACGGCATGCCTATGAAATTATACAACCGGGAAGAAAGGTATGCATGTTTCTAAGGTTGTTGTTCCTTGAGAGTAAAGGGCGGCAAGCACTGTTTGAAGAATGTCCGTTGAAGATTGTTTATGTGTCCAGGAAAAGAATCCCTGCATACAAAAACAACAACCAAAGCAATAAAAGCAGCGCCATCGCATTTTGCTGGTTCATCTGGGAAAAAGGTTACACCGGAGAACCTGTGATCAAGTGGATCAATTAAGGAGGAAAAATGAAAAAAGAAATAGAAAGAATAATGGGCGGAAGAATTGTATTCGCCTGCAGTTACAGAATACGCCGTGTAGCAGGAGTACTCTGCTATAAAAAAGATGTAGATGATCCGTATAGGCCGCTGACATCGTTGGCATTAAAAGAATTAATTGTTGCCAACAAGAAATATAGTCGGGCAATAATCGCCGCAAGGAAAGGAAGAGTAGAAATGGAACTTAACGAAAAAAGATATGAAAAATGGGTAGAAAAAGGACTAAAGAAAGCAAGGTCCTACGTAAAAGAACAAGCGGGAAATGATGAGATTACCGATTTACTGAAAAGGTTAATAGAAAATGCTTTCTATGAGGGATATATGGCGGCAAAAGAGGAAAAACTCCATGGCAAGATTTCAATTATCTAAAACAGAGTTCAGGAAACTTTGCGATATGGTCAAGCAGAGGGACATCATTCTTGCAGAAACTTACTGTGAGTGTATCGGAGAATATCCCCCGAGAACAAATAGTGAAATACACCACCATGTACATGTAGGGAACTTCGGAGCAGACAAGGAAGACAACTTAATATCCCTGTCTTATACGACACATCGGTTTAAAGCCCACGGGCTGAATGCGGATATAAAAAAGCATATGGAGAGAAATATTGAAAAATATCTAAGCAGTCCGGAGGTAAAAGAATGGAGAGAACATCACAAAGAGGAACTGGGAGCTATCTACCAAACCGAAGAAGAATATCGAATAAAGAAATTACAGAAAAAACACAAAGTAAAGAAGAAATATCCATGGGAGAAATACTGACACTTTCAGGTGGGAAAGAAATAGAAATATATATAAATAAAAATTGCCCGCTCTGCGGGAAAGAAGCTTATCAGACGGTATGCTGCCACTTTCATGAAGCGAACGTTTGTTACAAGCACTGTGGGGAATGCAGGAATTTTAAAAAAGAATTTCAGCAGTGTGTATATAAAGATATTCCAAAAGAAATCAGAAAATTCTGCAAAGAAAAAACGCCTGGGAAGTGAATCCCAAGCGCCGTGCCGAAGCAACAAAATAACCTATGTAAATTATAGTGTATGGCACGGAAAAAGTCAAGAAAAAAGGGGCGGGGACGCCTCTTTGAGACCTTGATATTCCTATTATTTTAACGACAATCAATCGAAAATAATCTATGGAGAAAATATTGTGCCGTACATGAAAGAGGTTTTCCATTTTCCAGGCGGAATGGAAATAAAAAAATATCACACCTGGCGGCTGGGCGGAAAGAAAACAAGAAATCCAAACGAGGCAGAAACAGAATCGGCCGTACAAAAAGGAAACGCCCGGCGGGCAAAAGAAAAATTATACAGAGTCATTCTTACAAATTTCCAAAGAGATGACTGGAGACTGGATCTCACCTATAGAGATCCGCCGCCGGATCCGGAAGAAGCTCAAAGCAGAATCAGGAAATTCCTAAGAAACCTGAAAAACCTGTACAGGAAATTCCAAGAGGAGTTGAAGTATATCTATGTGACTGAATATAAAGGTCACAGAATCCACCACCACCTTCTGATAAACGCATCTATGAAGATCCAGAGAAAAGATATCCGAGAGAAATGGCCGTGGGGAGAACTGAACTACAGATCATTTAGGTACTTTGATGGAACACCGGAAGACTGCAAACGATTAGCAGAGTATCTGTGCAAAGAAACGGACGAAACCATAAGAGAGCCTGGAAGCGTACAGAAGAAAAGATGGAACGCCAGCAGGAACTTAAAACGTCCAAAGGTGACAAAACATAAAATCTATTCCCGGCACTGGAAAGAGAATCCGAATCCACTGAAAGGATACCGGATAGAAAAAGTGGAAAACGGGTGCACACAGGAAGGATACCCGTACCAATATTACCGGATGCTGAAGGATGTGCAGCAGAAAAAGAAAACAATTTCTAAGTGGTGCAAGGGTAAACCGGAAAGGGGTAAAAATGAAAATCAAAAAAATAACCACGGAAGTAGGAGTGGGGTACATCAACGGAGCAGAAGAAAATCAGATAAGAAGTTTGGATCCGGCAAGAAAAGAATTTTATGAAGCGTTTATTAAATTTTCCGAATCACTATCAAAATTGGGAGACGCGAATCTCTTGGAAAAGCATGTAGGTTTTGTGGTGAACAAAATCATAATTGCCTATAAAGACGGAGAGAAAAAATATTACACGGCGTGCGGATTTGTAAAAGCGGAAGATTATCCGGTAAATGTTAAATTTACTACCGGCGGAATCCCATGCGGAATGTTTGATAAATTGGACGAATGTCTGGAAGTGCTTATAGAAGAAGCCAAAATGTATATATCAGGCAATCGCGCGCAAGGGAATTTATTTGAAGGGACAGAAAAAAATAAAATGGAATGTGGATAAATGCACTGCGGTTTTTAGTGCAATGACAGAAGAAGAATTGGAAATTATAGATCGGGTGCATGAAAACGAAAGTGATTTGTCGGATATTCAACTTCTGAATAAAGTGAATCAATGTCTTCTTTCAAAAAAAGATAGAAAAGAAAACCTCATGGAAGCTGCGGTATTGATTATAGAAGCGGCGAACAAGGAGGGAAAATGAAAAGTTATAAAGAAATAGATACTAAATTCTTTAATTTACATTTTTCCGTTCCGGGAAAAGACGGGAAATATAAACCTGAAGGAATGTTCTATTGTGCCTATGAAGATGATTATGAAAACCGGCTGGTACATCTTGCAATAGACAACCGCAGGGGAAATCTGCTTGTGTGCGAATGTATAGACAAAGAACAGGCAATAGAAAGGCTCATGTTTTGGGGGTGGAATAGGAAGAATGGAAGAATGAGGTGTAAATATGAACACAGTACAAATCACAGGGAATCTTGCTAAAGATCCAATTATAAGAGCAACAAAGACAGGGAAAGCCGTAGCGTCATTTTCCGTAGGCGTAAGTAAGAAAATTACAAAAGCGAACGGGGAAACGTTAGATTTAACAGATTGGGTCAATGTAACAGCATGGGGAAAACTGGCGGAGGCTGTGGGTAATGAACTCACAAAGGGAAGTTATGTTTTTATCGAAGGGCGGTACTCTACAAGATCATATGACACGCCAGATGGACAGAGAAGATATATTACCGAAGTAGTAGCGAATGTAATTGCAAAACCGATTGGAAGTAATCAACAATCAATGAATGCAGGCTTTTCCGGCGGAACATCTGTAACGCAATTTTCCGCACCAGTGAAATTTGAAGACATGGGCACTGTGAGCAAAGAGCCGGGATATAATCAGCCAGAATATGAACAAGATGAAATCCCGTTTTAAAGGAGGACAAAATGGACAGATTAATTGACGTAGCGAGTGTAGTGATATTTATCAGTTTAATTATGTATGCCGCAATTAAGTTAGATGAAGCGACACGGAAAATACATGACGCGGAAGAACAGATTTATAGAGAAAGGAAATTGAAATGAAACGAGGATTTGAAAGGATAACAGGCTACAAGCATGTAAATCTGCCAAAGAGGAAAACAAAACAATCGGCAGGATACGATATTGAAAGCGCCGTTGACGCTGTAATAACACCGGGAGAAACAAAATTGATTCCAACTGGACTAAAAGCATACATGAAACCTTATGAGTGGCTGGGAATCTATGTAAGGTCAAGTCTTGCAATTAAATATGGACTTATCTTGGCGAACGGTGTGGGGGTTATCGATTCGGATTATTATAATAATCCAGATAATGAGGGGCATATCATGATGGCGCTTACCAACATATCAGAAAAGGTTTATAACGTGAAAAAAGGAGACAGGATTGCGCAGGGGATATTCCACCAGTATTACAGAGTAGATGGCGACAAAACGGACGGAAGTAGAATTGGCGGTATTGGAAGTACGGGAAAATAGATGGAAATAACAGTAGGAAGCCTGTTTGACGGGATCGGCGGATGGTGTATAGCGGCAGAACGAAACGGGGCTGTTCCGATTTGGTCATCAGAAATAGAACCTTTTTGTATAGAAGTCACAAAAAAACACTTTCCGAACGTCATGCAATTAGGCGATATCAAAAAAATAAAAGGTGACAAAATACCACCGGTAGACATTATCTGTGCGGGTAGTCCATGCCAAGATCTGTCGGTAGCGGGGAAAAGAGAGGGATTAAAAGGTGAACGAAGCGGATTATTTAGAACGGCAAATGACGTTGTTTCCGACATGCTTAGAGCCACAAGAGGAGAATACCCGAAATATTTTATTTGGGAAAACGTACTTGGAGCATTTTCAAACAATAAAGGGCGTGACTTTCAAGCCGTGCTTAGCGAAATCACACAAGCCGATATTCCAATGCCTCGATCTGGAAGATGGGCAAGAAGCGGAATGGTACGAAGTAAGAGATGTAATATCGCATGGAGAATCCTTGACGCTCAATATTGGGGCGTCCCCCAGCATCGTGAGAGAATCTTCCTTATTGCGTGTTTTAGAAATAGGGGGGGGTAGACCGGAAGTATTATTTGAGTCCGAGAGCATGCCAGGGTATCCTGCGGAGAGCCAAAGCAAGAAAGAAACGCTTACCCGAACTGCTGTATCGAGTACTGAAACATCAGTCTATGACATCGGAAATGGACAAATAAACTCTATAAGAATAAGCGAAAAAGCAGGAGCGCTGAACTGCATGCATGACCAGAGATGTGTGCTTGTCAAAACATACAGAATCGGGTCGTATGAAAGCGAGGGAATGAAAAGTAATAATCCGACAGCAGGTATAAAAGAAGTGGATAAAAGCAACACATTAGATCTAAGCGGAAGCAATCCTGCAAGAAACCAAGGCGGTATCTGCATAAGCGTACTGGACATGACACATGCACAGGACGTTATCAGAGAAAGAAATGACGGAACAGTACAGACACTCAATAACAGGATGGGGACCGGCGGAAACCAAGTACCGCTCATATACACATTCAACAGAGACGCAAGTATAAAAAACAACATGCCGATCTATGAGGATAAAACATCTACATTAAAATCATCAACAAGATTAGCGGTTGTCTACACAATTGACAGGGCGGCATTTAACCAAGGCACAAATGCAAAATATGATTTCAAAATCAGCGATAACGGAATCAACTCAACACTTGTGGCAAGAGGACCGAGTGCCGTGGGGTGTATATATAAAAACATTGATTGCTCATACGTCCGCCGTCTGACACCGCTTGAGTGCGAGAGATTACAGGGACTACCAGACAACTGGACGGCAGGCGGGAGCGATACAGCACGATATAAAACAATAGGAAATGGCATGGCACAGCCGTGCGCTGACTATGTGATGAGCAAGGTGGTTAAAGACATTAAGGAGGAAAGATGAATTACATAAAAAAAGTAGCGGGAATCTTAAATGTAGAAGTGGGAGAACACTTTGCAATTCATTTCAAGAAAGAAAAACGGCAAATCAGGAACTTCTTTTTGCACGAAGAAAAAGGATTGATGGTAAAGACAGGCGGAAGTGAAGTAAAAGCCAATAGCAGCTTTATAGAGGGGATCCTCACTGGAGCACTGGAAATCAAAAGGACAAGGAAGAAATGAAAATACTTGATGCATGCTGCGGCGGAAAAATGTTCTGGTACGAAAAGGATCTGGATTTCGTGGATTTTCAGGACAATCGGGAGCTGCAGACGGAATTATGCGACGGGCGGATATTCAGTGTAGAGCCTGACTTTATCGGAGATGTCACAAAGATGGATATGCCCGATGAAGAATATGACATGGTAGTATTCGACCCACCGCATTTAAAAAATGGCGGAGATACGGGATGGATCATTCTAAAATACGGAAAATTACCGTCCGAATGGCTGCCGTGGATAGAACGAGCTTTTAAAGAATGTTTCCGCGTTCTGAAAAATGACGGAGTACTTGTCTTCAAGTGGAATTGTGAACAGATACCGTTTGCGGATGTTATAAAACTATCGCCGTATAAGCCGATTTTCGGGGATAAAAGAGCTAAGACAAGGTGGACGGTATTCGTGAAAGATTCTGCATTGAGGAGGAAACATGACAATAGACAGGATGGTTTATATACTGAAATTTATTAACAGTAGGTTTATTACAGATGAAGACAAGCTAAGCGCTATACAAACAGTGATAATGCAATATACACCAATTGACAGTGTAACGAAGACTGATTTGATAAATGCTTTAAAATGGCTGTTTGAATATACAAGGAGAAAGCATGAGTAAAAGCGAAAAAGAAGCAACAATGCAATATGCAATAGCGACACATTTAGGAGAAAAGAATATTGTAATACCAAATGTTAGCTTTGCAAGAACATCGTGTAGAATCCCTAAATATGGAGATGGGGAGGTTATTGGATATGAATATCCATTTAAGGGGATTTGTCATGAAGCAGATTTGATATGGATAAACGAAAATGATTATTTGACGGAAGTTGAGATTAAAGCCAATTATAGTGATTTCTTGGCGGATTTCAAAAAGGATGAGAATCACATGACAAAATACACACGAGCAGTTTACTATGCGTTCCCGTGGGATATGTACAAAGAAAATGAGGGGAAAATCAAAAAGGTGCTGGTTGAAAAATTCCCAGAAGCAGGAGTGATTATTGTTGACATGGGTGGATTTATAGTAGGTACAGTAAAAGTTGCCGAATATTTCAAGGTTGAAAAAATACCGATTGAAGTAAAAATTGGGTTAATGAGAATCGGGTGCCAGAAATGGTGGAGAAGAAAATAAAACGCAGAGGTGAAATGAAGCATGAAAACACTAAGAGAAGAAATCGTAGAATTGCTGATGGAGAGAATCGGAGTAGTAGAGAATGAGGAATTTAAAGGAAAGGGGATAAATGGGAAATATCATAATTTTAAATTTGCTTATGGAGAACTGTTTATAAAATATAATGACAAATGGCATAATACGATGTTAGGTGGTTTTATTGAAGATTTTGAAGATTATGAATTTGAGAGAATTCATCAGGAGAGAAAAGATGACAATCAGACAATTCTTCTATAATTTGAAAGAAGTGCAGCCGGTCAAAGTGGAGTTGGCGGAAAATGAATATAGAAAACTCGAAGAACAGGTAAACGGAGCCTTACCGGCGGAGCATATTTCCGGCGGTTCCACTTCAATACAAACCGTTCCACCGGTGCTTATCCAATACGAAACGGCAAAAGAGAACTATGAACGGGAAAAAAAGAAATATGAAAAAATGCTGAAAAAGGCAGAAACATACATAGAAGAATTGAAAAATCCGATACGCCACACAATCATGCGGCAGCGGTACATGCTCAATTGGGCGTGGCACACAATTGAAGTCACGAATAACTTCAAATACTATAGAACGATGATGAGAATACACAAATCGGCATTGGACGAATTAACAAAAAGGCACAAAGAGGTGAGTTTCTGATGTGTATGGGACGTCCAGAAGAAGATCTTACAATAAGATTTATGTCAAGGGATGATAAAATCAGATCAATTGCAAAATGCCCGTACTGTGGAAGTTATGTAGGTATGATATATAATAAGGAATTCATGAATCAACTTATGAGATTCAAATGTAATCATTGCGGATTCGAACAAGCTGACTGGTATTTGTATGCCGAAAGAGCGTATGATAATTTGAAGAAAATGTGATATAGTTTGCTCCTCAGGGAAAAGGAGCAGGGAGAAAAGTAAGCGCAGGCTAAAATGGCTACCGCCAATTATTGTTAATGACACCGGAAAAGATTTTATTACAGTCACAAACGTAAGAAAGAAATAGATGTCACATAGAGTCACTGCATGTCACTTGCGGTCATGTGTGACAAAGTGATAAATTAAAATTGAATAAGTATGAAAAAACATCATGATACCGTCCGGAAGGGCGGTTTTTACATTTCCGCGGCACTCATAATGAGTGCATTTTTTATGGAAGGAGGCTGCTGTGGCAAGAGGGAAATTTGAATATTGGCGAACAAAAGACGGACTCTTGCAAATAGCAGCCTGGGCAAGAGACGGACTAATAGATGAACAGATTGCCCACAACATGGGAATACGCAGAAGCACACTTTCAGAATGGAAAAAGAGATTCTCGGACATAGCAGACGCCCTAAAAAAAAATAAAAATATAGTAGACATAGAAGTAGAAAACGCACTCTATAAAAGAGCCGTCGGCTATGAATACCAAGAAACAACCATAGAAATAGACGACGAAGGCAAGAAAAAAGTAAAAAAAACAACAAAACAGATGGCGCCGGAAACACTGGCAATCATCTTCTTCCTGAAAAATAGAAAACCCGAAGACTGGCGGGATAAAAGAGAAGTGGAAGTCAAAGGAGAAATCAGCATGACAAACGCTTTGAAAGCAGCGCGGGAGCGCGTGATAAAAAATGAATGAAATCATTGAACTTGTTGAAGCCTTAGGCGAATACACACACGACCCCTTAAAATTTGTCTACTTTGCATTTCCATGGGGAGAACCGGGGCCGCTGGAAAAAATGAACGGTCCTGAAGAATGGCAGAAAGACATACTGAAAGACATAAGAGACGGCGTGAAAATCAAAGACAACGTGGTCAGAGAAGCCGTGGCGTCAGGACACGGGATAGGAAAAAGTACGTTAGTCGCATGGCTTATCCTGTGGGCAATCTCAACACATGAAAACACCAGGGGAGTTGTCACCGCAAACACCGAAACACAGCTCCGAACCAAAACATGGCCGGAACTCATAAAATGGTACAACCTCTTTATCGGGCGGCCTTTATTCACAACCACAGCCACGGCTATATTTGCGAACGAACCGGGAAAAGAAAAAAACTGGCGTATAGACGCCATCCCGTGGAGCGATAACAACACCGAAGCTTTTGCAGGCTTGCATAACCAAGGGAATAGAATCCTTTTACTCTTTGATGAAGCCTCTGCCATATCCAACCAGATATGGGAAGTAGCCGAAGGCGCTATGACAGATAAAGATACAGAAATCATATGGTGTGCATTTGGGAACCCAACAAGAAACACGGGTAGATTTTACGACTGCTTTCATAAATTCAGAAACCTATGGAACCAGAAACAAGTAGACTCAAGAAGCGTTTCATTCTCAAACAAAGGACTCATACGACAGTGGATAAACACCTGGGGAGAAGACAGCGACTTTGTAAGAATCAGAGTCAAAGGACAATTCCCGAACGCAAGCTCACTACAGCTTATTTCAACAGAACTGGCGGAAAAAGCACGAGGACGGAACCTGAAACCGGAACAATTTAACTTTGCCCCCGTTATTATCGGGGTAGACCCCGCATGGATGGGAGATGACGCCACCGCCATATGGCTAAGACAAGGCTTAATGGCAAAACGTCTTAAGAAAATACAAAAAAATGATAACGATATTACAATTGCAAACCTTGTAGCACGATACCAAGACGAATATAAAGCCGATGCGGTCAATATAGACATGGGCTATGGCACAGGAATCTATTCGGCAGGGGAAACCATGGGACGGCATTGGAACCTAATCCCATTTAGCGGAGAATCTCCCGATATGGCATGTAAGAACATGCGGGCGTACATGTGGGACCAGATGAGAAAATGGCTTGCGAACGGCGGGGCATATCCCGATGATCAGCAGATGCAGGACGATCTCACAGGAGTAGAAATCAAACCGACAGAAGACGGGAAACTCCAGCTGCAGTCAAAAGAGTATATGAAACAGAAAGGTATTCCATCTCCTAACGATGCGGATGCCTTAGCTTTGACATTCGCCGTTCCGGTGATCAGGGCACCCAACAAGAAAAGAGTCAATACAAAATATCAATTATTTACTTAAAGGAGGTACTTAAATGTGTTCAGCATTATTCGGAGGAAAACAAAGCGTAAGCACTCCGGAAATTAAACAAGTAGCGCCGTCTGCAACCACAATCACCAATGCAGACATTGACGCCGGCGGAACCGCCGATACTGAAGCCGCTAAAAAAAGAAAACAGAAACAAGGATATGCGGCAACAAGACTGGCGGACGTTGCACCGACCAATACAAAATCAACATTGGGGTAAAAAATGGAGAGACTATCAATAACAGCCGCTGCCCTGCCGGCGGACCAGCCGACAATCCGAGCGCCAAACAAACAAAGCGTACTGCATCGTGTAAAAGCCATGCGGGAGTACCGGCGGGACTATGAAGAACGATGGAAAGATATAAGAGATCACCAGCTCCCTTTTATTGGGGAGTTTGGAGACACCGCCGACGCGACAAACAAAGCCAGAAGAAAAGACCTCATGATTTCAAACGGTGTAGCGTGGCTTGCTAATATCGCCTTCGCCGCAGGGATGGAATCCGGACTCACACCGCCGTCAAGACAATGGTTTAAATTCGGCTTTTCAAACAGCAGCGCAAACGAAGACATGGAAGCCGCAAGCGTCCTCGACATCAGACAGGAAATCGTGGAGTACATGCTCCACCGATCTAACTTCTATAACTCCATTCATTCGTGCTACATGGAAATTGCCCACGGGCAGGCACCATTGGGAGTATTCGCATCACCGGAAACAGGCGTGAGATTTCAGCAGTACACCATAGGAACCTACTACTTGGCGAGCGGAGCAAGCGGGAGAGTAGATACATTCTGCAGAGAATTCCAGATGACAGCAGACCAGCTCCTGGAACAATTTGGAGAAGAAAACCTGCCGCGTGCCGTCAAAGACGCCCTGCAGAACGAAGGCGGAAGATACAACTCATTTACCACCTATTGGCTTGTCATGCCGAACAGATACAGAACAGTCGGACAAACGGGAAGTAAAAATATGCCTTATACCTCGCTTTACTGGATAGATAAACAATCAGTAGACGAAGGGAAAGGCTTTTTATTTACCGGCGGATTTGAAGAATTCCCTGTACCAACGGCAAGATACCAGACCATAGAAGGAAGTCCCTATGGAAAAGGACCAGGATGGTACGCCGAAGGCGATGCAAGAATGCTGCAGATCATGAAAAAAGACTTCCTGACGGCGGTAGAACTCATGGTAAAACCACCCATGAAAGGACCCGCCAGTGTAGGAGATATCGGAGGAGTTGATCTGATACCGGGAGGATATACAAACCTAAACAATACGGGAACCAATCCAACAGTAGAACCTCTCTTCCAAGTGCCGGGAAATCCGGAATGGCTTGCCACAGAAATCCAACGGACAGAAGAAAGCATAAGAAGAACCTACAGCGCAGACCTCTTCCTGATGCTTGACTCTATCGACACACCGCAGATGACAGCGCGGGAAGTTATGGAACGCCAGCAGGAAAAACTCCAGCAGCTGGGACCCGTGGTAGAACGCCTGCAGGATGAATTCCTTTCTCCGATTATCGAAAGAGTCTATAACATCGCCGAAAGAATGGGACTATTCCCGCCACTGCCGGAAGAACTTGCCGAAAGAATGGCAGACCAGGACATCAAGATAGAATACATCTCACCTCTTGCCCAAGCGCAGAAAATGAGCGGCCTTGTCAATATCGAACAAGCCGTGTCATTCGCTGGACAAATGGCGCAGATCTATCCGGAAGCCCTGAAAGCCATCGATCCGATCGGTACAGTCAAGAGATACTTTGAACTCCTTGGAGCTCCTGCCGTCATGCAGAGAAGCACGGAAGAAATCATGCAGATGATAGCAGCCGAACAAGAAGCCATGGAACAGCAGCAAGAACAGCAGTACATGATGCAGCAGGCACAGGCCATGGCACCGGCGGCACAGGCGGCGAAAAACCTGACAGATGCTGCCAATGATGGAAACCCTGCATTGCAGAACCTCTTGGGGATAGGTGGTGGATAAATGAAAACCAATATAACAGAGCACGATGTGCTCATCCGAAAATATATAGAAAAACAGAAAAGAGAAGAAGACGTAAAAGCCATCAGAACCGTTTTAAGAAGCAAAGCGGGGAGATGGTTTTTTGTTCACATTCTTGAAATGACAGGCTACAAAGCCGAAACATTCACCGGAAATTCGCAGACATTCTACAACGAGGGCAGAAGGTCAATCGGAATCCAGATAGAAAAAGAGATGGTCGAACTCTTAGGAAAAGAAGGATTCGAACTAAGACAAAAAGCCGAAAAAGAATACATCGAATTTCAATTCAAAGCAAAAGCATTATTAGAAAACAAGGAGGAATAACAAATGGAAGACGTACAGAACCCGCAGGCACAGGCGAACAATAACACGGATCCGCAAAGCCCGCAGGCACAGAATCAGCAGGCACAGAACCAGAAACCGGATCCGCAGAACCCGCAAGGCGCCCCGGAAGCATACGATTTCACATCGGCATTGCCCGAAGGCGAAACCTTAGATGAAGCCATTTCACAGAAATTCGGTGAAATCTGTAAAGGAATGAACCTTACCAACGAACAGGCAAACCAGATGGCCGCATACGGTTTTGAGTACGGGAAAGGGCTTATCCAGCAGATGAACGACATGCGGGAAGCGCAGTACGACAAGTGGCAGGAAGAAACCCGGAAAGAGCTTGGGGCAGACTTCGAGAAAACCATGAACGAGTACGGTGCAGGACTCCAGCACCTGGAAAAAACCTGTCCGGGAATCAGGAAACTTCTAAGCGAAACAGGAGTAGGAGACCGTATAGAAATCGTACGTGCCATTTCTGAACTGGGAAGACTTGTTTCCGAAGACGGCGGCGTCGGCGGAGGTAATCCGCAAGGAGGAAAAATCTCTATGTATCCCAATACCAATTTTGATAACTATTAAGGAGGAATAACAAATGGGAGTAGCATTAACATTAAATGATTTAAGAAAAAGACAGGCACCGGACGGATCCATTGATGTGGTCATTGAAACACTCGTCCAGTCCAATCCAATTTTAGAAGACATTAAATGGGCAGAAGGAAACCTGCCCACAGGCAACCAGACCACGCAGCGGAACGGCTTGCCCGAAGTACACTTGAGACAGATCAACCGCGGCGTGCCCGTAGGGAAATCCAGTACCAAACAGGTAACGGACACATGCTGCCTCATGGAGTCTCGCTCCGAAGTGGACGTGGAACTCGTATCCCTCGCGCCAAATAAAGAAGCCTTCAGAACATCGGAAGACATGGCGTTTGTTGAAGCCATGGGGGAGGCCGTGGCTCACCACATGTTCTACGGAAATTCTGCAAAGAACCTGGACGAATTTAACGGACTGGGAATCCGTTACAACAAATACGGCGGCAAAAAACACGATGCCTCTTACCAGGTCATTAACGCTGGCGGAACAGGTAAAAATAAACTTTCCTCTGCTTATCTTGTGGGCTGGGGAGACCGTGCCGTTACAGGCATTTACCCAAAATACGGCTACGCAGGGCTGAAACGTCAGGATTTGGGAGAAGTAGACGCCATTGATGCAGATGGAAATAAATACCGCGCCCTCTCCACACTCTTCAAGTGGAAACCCGGACTTGCTGTCAAAGATCCTGAAATGGTGGCGGCAGTAAGGAACATTGATCTGGGAGCGTTGAATGCCACAGGGGCGACAGTAGAGCAGAAAAAAGCCGTCGTAGATGCCATGATCCGCGCACAGGGACGCATGAGAAACCTGAATACCGTCCATCCGGTGTGGTACGTTTCCCCGGAAATGTATACATTCCTCACCATCTTTTATAGCGACAAGGCGAATTCCTACATTACACGCCGTGAATTGATGGATGGTCCGGTAACCATATCCGTCAATGGCATTCTTGTACGCAAAGAAGACGCCCTCGTGGACACCGAAGACGCCATTACAGAAAATAAATAAGGAGGACTAAAAATGATTATTGATGCAGAAAACACCTTTTTCTATGAACAGGATTTGTCCAAAGGAACAAAATCTACAGTCGTAAATAACGGCGAAGGCGGAGACGCGTATAATCCGTTGTGGCTGAAAGTCATTGCGTTGAAACCGCTTTCTGCCGCGGCAACAATCACGCTTAAAACCGCAGACAAAGAAGACATGACCGGAGCCGTCACGCTGACAACTCTTTCTCTTGCAAAAGACGAAGGGGCAGGTGCGGCAGTGAAAGTACCGGCGGGATGCAAGAAATTCCTGCAGATTGAAGTAGCGGGAGCCACTACGGGAACCATCCGCGCATTCCTCACCATGGATGTAGACCTCGTATGAGTGGCATCCACTTTGGACAAGCGGTAAGCGGGCGGAAACTGGAAGAACTTTCCGCCAATGAACTCCGCGCCAGATTAATCCGTGCAGGGAAAGATGTTCCCAAAGACATTAAAACCAAAGAAGAACTGGTGGAGCTGGTTAAGAAATACTGTTAAAGACAAAGAGGACGGCGCAGAAGCGTCTCCTCTTTTTCTATGTTTACTACTCTTAAAACTACTTAAAAAGTAGTAGATAGAGAAAAGGAGGATCTATGAACAGTACAGACATTTGCAACATGGCCCTTGCCTACATCGGGCAAGGCAGAATAGCATCGATTGAAGAAGAGTCGGAAGAAGCAATCCAGTGCGGCATATTCTATGACCATTTAAGAAGAAAACTCCTGTCCGAACACAGATGGGGATTTGCGGAAAGATATGTAAAACTTGCACTCCTAAATGAAGAAATCCCCGGATGGAAGTACATCTATGCCTACCCGGCAAAATGCCTTGTCATCCGAAAAATCTACGAAAAAGAAAGCGCAAGAGAAATAGGAAAAGAAGACTACTTCATTTCAACAGTAAACGACTCAACAAAAGTAATCTGCACAGATATACAAAATGCTTATGCAAGCTATACTGCAGACGTGGAGAACGGGGAACTATTCACTGATTACTTCATTGAAGCACTCTCTCATTCCCTGGCGGCAAATATAGCAGTACCTTTGTCGGGAAGTCCCAGTGCTGCAAACCTGCAGTATCAACTCATGCACCAGGCGCTGATTAATGCGAAACAGGAAAGTGCCGTGCAGAACCATCATGAAACGACATACCCTCGTAAATATTTCAATATGAGAGGCTAATATGCAGAAAGAAACTATCTACCACATTCAATCATCCTTTGCCACCGGAGAAATATCACCCGAAGTAGCAAACAGAATAGACTTGGATAAATACGCAGCCGCATTGCTTACAGCGGAAAATGCCTATATACGCCCCTATGGAGCAGTATACAAACGTGGGGGAACCTTGTACTGCGGAAAGACGAAAAACGAAAAAGTAATTCTAAAAGAATTTACAACAATAGACAGTTCATTCATGCTTGAAATGGGAGACAGATATATACGAATTTGGAAAGGAAACCAATATACGGGAGTAGAACTTGTCACACCATTCGCAGAAGATGAACTGAAAGAACTAAGGACATGCCAGTCTGCCGATGTGATGTTTATTGCATCAGGAAAACATCCGATACAAAAACTATCCAGGTACAGCGACACCAATTGGACCATTGGTGACTACGAAATCAAAAAGCCCTACTTTGATATTTCCCTTTCAACAGAAATGGAAGGGAAAGTAGATACATCGTACAATTCTGCAGGGACATACACATTCAACTGTAAAAAAGATGGTACATATACGGTAACCATCGCAGGCGGCGGTGGTGGCGGAGCGGGAGGCAAATACATAAAATTTTTGGTTAATGATTACAGAAAAGGAGGAGATGGCGGCAGAGGTGCTATTGTAACGCAAAGAGTAGAACTGAAAAAAGATAACTCTTATACAGTAGTCATAGGAGCTGGTGGGGCCGGCGGTAAAGGAACCAATGGCGAACCAGGAACAGATGGAACCCAGTCCTCTTTCAACGGAATTACCGCAGAAGGCGGAAAACATGGACACGGAGAAATAAACGGCGCAAACATGGGTAATGGCGGTGCTGGTGGAATGGGCGGAACGGGAATAGAAGATGGATCTCCTGGAAGTCCTGGATGGGTAAGCATAAAACTGGAAGCCGAACTGTCAATCACGCCATCAGGAACAACGGGAAACATAACACTCTCTGCAAGTAAAAACTACTTTTCAGAAAACATGGTCGGAGCCTATGTACAAATAAGTCAGGAAGTAGACTCACAGACCGTGACACAAAACGGAGGAGGAACATCAGGAGAAGTTCTGTGCGGAAAATCCTGGAAAGTAATTACACATGGAACCTGGACAGGAACAGTAACCGTACAGAAAAGCGCAAATAATGGTCCGTGGAAAGATTACAGAACGTATAAATCAAACAACGATTTCAACGCATCCGAATCAGGAACAGTTGAAGAATATACAAGATTAAGAATTGTATCTACAGCAGGGAACACAGACCTTACAGCTCTTCCTTATACACATGTGGGATTGGTGAAAATAACAGGCTATATATCACCGACGGAAGTAAATGCGGAAGTTATCGACTTTCTGGCAAATACCCGGGCGGCGGACTACGTGTGCTTAAACGCATGGAACAACCAGTTCGGTTACCCGTCCGTCATCGGATTTTTCCAGGACAGGCTGTGCGTGGCGGCAACAAAAAAACAGCCGTATATGCTCTGGCTCTCAAGAAGCGGGGACTATAATAACTTCTCTGTAGAAAAAACAGGCGGAACCGTCACAGACGACTCGGCAGTGGCCTTGGCGTTCATAAATAGAAAACAACAGACCATAGAACATCTTGTTCCGGAATCAGATTTAGTTATTATGACAGGCGGAAATGAATGGATTCTTTCCGGCGGATCGGCAGTTACACCAACAAAAGCCAATCCAAAAATGCAGACATCCAGAGGTACAACGAATGTAATCCCCCTATCAATAGGTGGTCGGGTAATCTTCGTGCAACACAGAGGAAAAACCGTAAGAGACATGCAGTACCGTTTCGAGTCTGACTCTTACGACGGGGCAGATTTAATACTTCTGGCAAAACACATAACGAAAAACACAACCATAGAAGATATGGCCTACATGCAGGAGCCTGACTCAAAACTATACTTTGTGCTTGCCGACGGAACGATGGCTTGTCTGTCCTATATACAGGACCAAAAAGTCTATGCCTGGTCAAGAATAAAAACGGAAGGAAAAGTTCTTGCTGTTTGCAATGTGGAAAACCAAAACGAAGACAACGTTTATATTGCGGTAAAAAGAGGAAACAAGACATACATAGAAGAACTCTGCAACAACAAAGAGACCGAAAATCCAAAAGACTATATCATGCTTGATTCAGCTGTGAAAATTACAGAAACCGCGGCAGGCGGAACCGTTGCGCATCTGCCGAAAACAAAGATAGAGGTATTAGCCGACGGAAGATACTACGAGAAAATCATGACAGACGAAGGCGGCAACTTTACACTTCCCCAGGAAGCTTCATATATCATAGCAGGCATTCCCTATACAATGACAGTAGAACTTCCAAACCTGGAAATAAACACTAAAACAGGAACCATCCAAGGGCGGAAAAAGAAAGTCTCCGCCGTCACGCTGAGACTGAATCATTCCCTTGGCGGACGGGTGGGGATAGAAAAAACAAATACACTACCTATCAAATACGATGAATTTTCGGAACAAGATGTTGTTCTGTACAGCGGAGATAAACACATCACCATGCCGAACAGAGGATTTGAACTCACAGGGAGAACAGTCATCACATCAGATGAACCATACCCGTTTAACCTGTCGGCAGTCGTAAGAGAGGTAGAACTCGATGGATAACTACGGAACAATCACCATAGAAAAAATAAAAGAACAAGATGTTCTCTGGCTGACAAAATACATTTTTGAAAATCTAAGACAAATGGATAGAAAAGAAATCACTGCACTTTGCGATGACGAACAGGAAGCCATCATGCAGTCCATTGTTTTATCCGATGAATCCTATGTGGCCAAAGATGAGAAAAGAAAACCGATTATGATATTTGGTTTTGTAAAAAAGTCCAATTGCATATGGGCATTAGGAACAATCTTTGTAGACCTGTACCAAAAAGAACTTGTAAAAATAGGAATGCAGTACATTAACGACTGTAAAGAAAAATATGGATACATGACAAACTGGATCCATGAGGACAATACAAAAGCGCTCCGATACATTAAACGTGCCGGGGCGCTTTTTACAGATACGTGCAAAACAGAAAAAGGAGATATTTTTGTGAGATTTGAAATAGGAGGGAAATAATGTGCAGTGTAATGGGCGCTATGATGGGGCTGCAGCTTATATCGGGGATTAATCAGAACAGGCAGATAAAACAGCAGACCGCAGCGCAGGTGTCTGCATATAACGCGCAGGCACAGGCGGCAGATCAGAATGCAAGAATAATGGACCGTCAAAGAGAACAGATTGCGGAAAACTACGCACAGCAGCAGGAAAAGCTGGACAGCAAAAGAAGACTCATTTTAGGACAGCAGGCGGCATCCGCGGGAGCCTCCGGATTAGATAGTACAGGAAGCGTCCTTGACGCCAACAGCGCCGCTATAAGTGAATACAGAAAAGACAGTATGAATCTTCTCGGAAACCAAAGAAATGACACCTTAGACGCATATATAAACCAAGTCAATTATGAAAACCAGGCATCCGCCGCAAGAGCATCCGCGGCGAACGCAAAAGCACAGGGGAAATCCCAAAGACTGGCAAACTTCATTTCAACTGCTGCAGGGATGTTTGGGACATATAAACAATTTGCAGGAATAAAAACCCCTGCTCCTGCAGGAATGAATATGAGAACGGGATTTAACGGGAGCCTTACCGGCGGAAATCTGACCTATACCACTCCTACTCCAATGTACACAAAAAATGCTATGAGTACAGGATTTATCCCAAAAGTAGGCTTGACACAGACAAAAGATATCATAGGGAAAGGCATAGGAAGTCACTATGATCCGTGGAAATCAATCTGGAGGAAATAATGAAACTTACACAATATGACTCCTCGATAAACAGGAACCTCTCAAACGCAAAAATAAATCCCGTTGCCGATCCTAATGCCTATGGCGCGAACGTAACAGGAACAGAAGCCTTGGGAAACGTCTTAGGACAAATTATGGACGCAAGAACCAAAGCATGGATGAAAGATCAGAACGATAGAGTCGTTGATGCAACCAATGCATATAACAGGCAGATTAATTCCCTTTTGTACGATGAAAAAGAGGGATTAACAAAAACCATGCAGGGGAAAAACGCAGAAGGGCTCCAGGCGGCTTATCAACAGAATGAAGAAAGAATCCGCCAGCAAATCATGCAGCAATATGGTATCAGTTCAGACTATGCCAATAGAGCCTTCCATAACCAGGTAGAAACATCCATCACATCCAATTTGGACAGCATAGACAAATTCCAGAGGAAAGAATATCTCTCCTATACAAGCAATCAGATGACAGAAATGAATGAAAACGCCGTCAATGCCATCATAAGAAATCCGGACAGCTTTAAATCCGTCTATGAAAATATGGAAACCGCGTCAAGAGCCATCATGGCAGGAACAGGGATGGATGAGAAATCCATAGACATAAAACAGAGAGCCATTTTGGATCATACGGCAGAAACCGTTCTTTCCACGTTATCAGCATCCAATGACTATGAAAGAGGGAACAAACTCATTGGACAGCTTAGAGAAAAAGGCGGAAATGAAATCATATTAAAGAAATATGAAACCTTGTTTGCAGGCAAAAAAGTAGCAAAAACAACAAAGGATAGTGCGGGAGCATGGCTGGATAAACATCCGGAACTGATAGGAAAACCAAAAGAAGAAGTCTGGGACGCCTATAGAAAAGAGAATCCGTTGTCTTTGGGGAAAGATGTAAAAGGCATTGCCACAGGAAATGAATCCTATGATAAATGGGATCCGTTTTTTAGAAAAGCCCAGGAAGAAACAGGACTTTCTGATGCACAGATAAGAAACCTGAAAGCCATGTGCATGCAGGAATCCACGTTTAATGAAGAAGCCTACCATGATGACAACGACGGCGATCCTACATTGGGGCCGTTTCAGTTTAAATCGGCAACAGGGAAATCCGTAGGGCTGGATCCGGCAGATAGAAAAAATCCGGAAAAAAGCATTATCGCCGCGGCGAAACTGTACAAAAAAGATCTGGAATACCACGGGGGCAGTGATGAACTGGCGATCCTGTCACATAATGGCGGCGCAGACGGAACAGAAGCGGCAAGAAGAAATAATTACCTGAATGACGTTTCGGCAAGATATGAAGAACTCTATGGAGCAGAACTCGGAAGCCCTGTCATGTCGGACGAAGAGAAAGCTGCACTGGAAGAAACAGAAAGAAATGCATTCTTTTCTATTTTTGGAGAACGTGTCCAAGCGAAAAAAGCCAAAGAAGCGGAAACAATGAATGATATTCAGATACAATTGATGGACATGACAGAAAATGGAACATCAAACGAAGACATGTATGAGTACCTGAAAACAAAAGGAATAGAAAATCCGGAACTCATGAACAACGGATCCTATAGAAGCTTGAGGCTAAGTGCTATAAAAGCAATAAGACAGGAAAAAGACCATGGGGGATTTGGATCAGAAGCCGCACAGAACAAAGCTTTTGCAGGAATAAAAGCCAGTGTCGGAACCGACATAATGACCAATGATGACTTAAACGAAACACTGAAAGCATTAGAACAAAGAGGATATGGCTTTACCCCTGCGCAAATAGTGGAACTTAGCCAGGAATTAACAAAAGCACAGGCAGGAGAAGGCAAGTATTCTATAAAAATAAATGACACGGAAAACGACGTTATGGACATGACAGGATTATCAAAGCCGGATGTACAGAAAAACTATATAGAAGCTAAAAAGATAGTTATGCAAAAAGCCTTTGAATTTAAAGGAGAAACAGGAAGAGAACCAAACCAGTTTGAAAGAAAAAATATGTGGATAAAAGCTTTAACCCAACAAAAAGTGGGACCGGATTATGGATTTTGGGGAATGAGCACGCCGGAAGCAAGCCCTGCAGAACTGATGAAAATTGGAATAAAGAGCGTGTCCTATACCTATGATGATAAAGGGATAGACGCAGTGGACTACTACGGAAGACATCACTATATTCCCGCAGAAGACTGGGATAAAGTCAAGAAAAACGAAGTAAATATAGAAGATTACTAAGGAGAAAACCATGGACGAACTGGAAATGCAAGAGGAAGAAAGAGTAAAAAATAGAGTGGATCGAATCCTTTTAGGAATAAAACCGATAGATCCGAATACCGATCTAAGAACAACCCCTACCATTGACGCCACCCCTCACCAGGAACCGAAAGAGATTTTAGAAAAAATTGGAGACGGAATCAGTGGTGCGGCAGAAAGCATTTCAAACGCCGCCAAAAGCTGGGCGGATAATAGGCTCCAAAACATGAGCATGGACATCTACAGCAATCTCTATGATCCCGATCCAGATAAGGAGAAACGTTTAGAACAGGCGCATAAAATAGGGGACCCGTTGGGACTTCCCGCGCAAATGCTTGTGGACAGTAAAGAAGCCTATGAAATGGCACAGAATCAGTACGCCTGGATGAAAACACAAGAAATCATGCAGGGACGTCCGTTCTCTGCCAATGCCTTAAAAGAACTCTATCCGGAACTGGCGGAAATCGCCATGAACGATCCTGTGTCGGCGTCACTTGCCTTAAAACAAGCAGATCAGATTTTACACGATAGAGGAGTCATCACAGGAGCTACAGCAGGAAAAATCAGCGGAGAACCGTCATCTATAGGCGAAGCATTCAAAGCCTTTACCGATGCCTGGGAAGCCGGACAAAACATGGATAAGATTTCTGAAATCGGCTATGCCGCAAAAAACGGTGAAATCACCGATGAAGAAATGAATAGAAGAATCGAAGCTATCAATGCGAGAACCAAAGAGTATGAAGGAGATTCCACGGTAGGACTTATTGCCACGGAAACAGTAAAACAATTCTCCATGATGGGGGCGGGGATGCTAAGAAGCCTTCCTGAAGGAGCGGCGGCAGGCTTAGCTGTGGCGTCAATTATAGGGGCTCCCGTAGTAGGTGCAATGATGGCAGGCACCATATTCATGTCATCCCTAAGATCCAACACCGGAATGAATTATTACCGGCTGGCAAACAAGAAAAATGCGGACGGAACACCAATGTATTCGAGAAACGAAATAAGCGGTATGGCTACCCGGGAAGCCGTTCTGCAGGCGGGCGTTGAAACAGGACTGATGTCGCTGGCCTATGGGACGCTGGGGAAAGTTATAGGAAAAAGTGCCGCCAAAGCCGCTATCATGAATGCCGGTACAAGAAACAAACTTCTTTCCGCAAGCCGCGGTGCCATGAGAAGATACGCCGCAAAAGAAGCGCTGAAACAATATGCAAAAGGATCCGCCGCAGAAATCGCAGAAGAAGGCTGGCAAGATCTGATCTCTACAGCAGATGAAAAGATTATGGGCAAAGACAAGAACATCACCTTGAAAGAAATGTGGAACAGCGCAGCCGATGCCATGATAGAAGCACTTCCGGCGGCAATCGGTATGGGTATGCCGGGCGCAGTCCTTTCCGGCGGAGGAAACTATATAGGACTAAAACGCCTGACGAAAGAAGACTGGCACGCTGCCAGAGAAGCGTTCTACCGTCAGAACGAAAAAGAAATGACGCAAACCGTCATTAAAGAAAGAAACCAAAATAAAATCTTCAAAACAGATCCAGAAATTTTTGCGAAGAAAACACAGGCGCAGCTTGATAAAGAAGGAATGGGAACCGTATATATTGACGCTGCCAGTGCGGCTGAAACAGAAAAAGGAAGAGCAGCCTTGGCGCAGGTTGTAACAGACGGAATCGCCACGGCCGAACAAGTGGATGATGCAGTAAAAGAAGGAACACAGCTGGAGCTGAAAGCCGGACTGTATATGCAGAAGATTTCCGAAGAATCGGCGGAAACACTTTCAAATCATGCTTCCTTTGATAAAGACGGGCAGACACTCCATGACATCGAAGAAGCAAGAAAACACCTGGAACAAACGAGACAGGCGTTCAATGCAACAAAAGAAGCAAGAGAAGCGGAAGTGGCAAAATCGATCCTGGATCGTGACTTCACAGATCCGGAACAAAGAAACGCCATGGAAAAAGTCTTTGCTGAAGGAATGGAAGACGTAAAAGAAAACTATAAAAAAGTAAAAAAAGAAGCGCTGAAAACCTATGAAGATCTTATTAACTATAAATACTATGCGGAATACGAACCGCAGGGAGTAGATAAAGTGCCCATGTATGAATGGTCAAGAGACTATAAACATGGAGGCGTTATAACAAGTGGGTATATAGGCGGATCCTATATAAGATCGACAAATAATGATAAATGGTACTCCGACGCATGGAAGAAATACGGAAGAAAACCGAACAGACAAGAACTCTATGATATTGCCGAACAAGAAGCATTAAAAGAAATAGACAGCGCATCCAACATGCCGGAAGAAGAACGGCAAGGCTATATCAACAGCATAAAAACAGCAAGAAAAGAAGTGGAAACCATTGAATCCCTGGAAGACTATGTAAACAGTTTAGATACAAGAAACATTGCGGCAAGAACACTTTTATCACAAAAAGCCTATGATGCCGTATATACACCAACACTGGAACAACTGAAAAAAGCCCCGGCAAAAGTAGCGGAAGCCGCGGAAGAAAGTGCGTTCGTATATGCAAGACTGGTAGACAACTTTGCGAAAATCTATAATCTGCCCATAGAAAACATTGTGGCTTCAATCCAAAATGACGGAGAAAAGAAAGGATTACATCAAAAAGTCATCTCTGCAGAAGAAAAGCTGGAAGAAGATACTAAAAAATTTTCGGAGAAAATAGATCTGTTCATGGAGAATAAGCTCAAAGGCGGTAATGTGAAAGTTATGACAACACCGTTAGTGATGAAACTGGCAGGAGCAGAAATTCTTCCGATATATGTTCATCAAAACGTGTTGGCGAAAATACTGAAACATTCTGAACATGTTGATGGAACCCACGGACATGCTGACGGTATGACAGCAGACATCATGAAACAACTTCCAAAAGCATTAACAGATCCTATGGCAATTGTTGAGGGAAACGGAAATCCTATAGTTATTACCACCCTGACAGATAAAAATGGGAATATAGTTATTGTTCCGTTTGCTCTAAATAAAAGAACAGGTCCGAATCCTCGTTATGAGGCAAACATAATAGAATCAGCCTATGGAAAAGAAAATAGCAAGTGGATAAAATCAAAACTTTTAACATCGGCTAAATATATCAATAAAAAAAGAACCAATGATTGGTTGCTATATTCCGTCGGTCGCCAATCGACCATGGATGCCACCATTTCATTCAGTTCTAAAAATAATATACCAAACGAAAGTGACCTTGTCAAATTAAAGAAAGAGAATCCCGAATATTACCAGAAAGCCTATCATGGAAGCCCATATACCTTTGACCATTTTGATTTAGGAGCCATAGGGACAGGAGAAGGAGCACAAGCACACGGATGGGGACTGTATTTTGCGCAGGATAAGCAGATTGCTGATATATATAAAGAAAGATTAGTAGGACAAAAAAACGAAGAAAGATTATCAAAACAAAAAAACAAAGAAATTGAAATTTGGAGTGGTGGAAAAAAAGAGTCGGAGGCGGTACATGATTTAATAGTAAATAATCTATTCAGTGCGGCGGAGTTAGAAGAACTAAAGGATAAAAATGTTACGGAATTTAAATATAAGTTAATTGAAATGATTGAAAAAATGGAAAAAGGAGACAGATATGAAAATGGAATAATTGAAAGTATTGAAGCAGAAATAGAAAGAATAAATAGAGAACCACAAATATCTGTGGAAAATTTTATAAAAAAAGGGGATAAAGAGAATAAAAGTTATTTAAAGGAAATAGTACGAAATACTATAAAAAGAAAAGACAATAAAGAAAATATAACAATTAGTGACATAAAGAAGGTTTTAGAAGATGAAATAACTCCATACTTAAAGAAAAAAGAAAAAAGAGAAAATAATGCTAAAATTCTCCGTCAAATAGATTTAAAAACATTAAAAATAAAAGAACGTGAGGAAGCAAATACAGAGTATAAAAGGAATTTATTTGAAGTAGAAGTTCCGGAAGACAGTGAAATGATTGATGAATTCAAAAACATCAACGAACAGCCGAGAAAAGTACAGACTGCCATACGAAAGGCGTGGAGAGAAATCGGCTATAACCCATCTGCATTACACTACATGTCAGGAAGAGAGTTTTATAAACAATTAGCAAGCGAAATAGGAAGTGAAAAAGCGGCCAGCGAAAAACTAAATTCTTTGGGAATAAAAGGAATAACCTATGATGGAGAAAATGACGGGAAATGTTTTGTTGTCTTTGACGATAAAGCCATCCGGATCATTAACCGCTACAACCAGGAACACAAAGGATCCTACGCAGGAGCCTATGACGCAGACCAGAACATTCTCCACGTATTTGAAGCGGCTAACCAATCCACCGTTGTGCATGAAAGCGCCCATTGGTGGCTCTCCATGTTGAATAACATCGCAGCTGATTCGGGACTGAAAGAACTTGCCAAAGAAGATGCACAATTAAAAGAAATGCTTAGAAAAGCACAAAAAGACAGAAACGCCATTCGCACTTGGGCATCCTACTATCCGGGGGTAATGAAAGAATATAAAGGCACACTGATAGAAAAAGAATTTAAAGAATACGAAACCGCCATCAAAAAAGACCCGGAAAACAAAGAACTGCAGGAACGCTTTATCCAGGAACGCTTTGCAAGAGGATTTGAAAGATACCTATTGACAGGAAAAGCGCCAATAAAAGAACTGCAAGGGACTTTCCGGCGGTTCAAAAAATGGTTAATCAACCTGTATAAAACAACGAAAGAAATCATAAAGAATCCGGAAAACTACCTGGGGTTAAAAGACCCATCCGATGAAGTGAAAGAAATCTTTGACCACATGGTAGCCTCAGAAGAAGAAATCGAAGCGTGGGCGGCAGAAAAAAGATGGAATCTCCTCTATGATGACAGCCTTGACTACACGCAATCCGAAAAAGAAAACATAAAGAAATGGGAAGAAGACGTCAAAGAAATTGCCAAAGAAAACGCGCTTAAATACTTCATGGAAAAACTCCACGGACAAGCCATGGTGGACTTTGAAGAAAACATCCTTCCCCAAAAAGTAGAAACATTTGAAAGAAAACTGGGGATCCAAAGAATATATGGACTGGAAATGCTGAAAAAAGGAAACGTCTTCCCGACAAAGAAAGAATGGATAAGGGCACTTAAAGAAGAAGGATTTACCGAAGAATCATACAAAGACGCCGTACAAGAAGCAGGCGGCACCATGGAAGAACAAGTAGAGAAATACAAGAAAAAACAAAGAGAAGAATTTATAGAAAACATCTCAGGGAAAGACCATTTCCGGAAAGAAGCGGAAGAAGTGCTTGAATCTCCCGAAGGGAAAGTGAAACTGGCGGAAATCGAACAAAACGCCATGAAGCGGAAATTGAGGCAATATGCAAGAATTGCCACGGCATCATTAATAGAATTGGACAGATTAGATCCGAACATGGAAGGAAAGGTAAGTAAAAAGATCCTGTATGACATCAAAAAGAGAAATGGACTCCTAAGTGAAGAAGAAAAACTCAAAGAAGAAAAAGTCGAACAAAGGAAAGCCAAGCAAGCCACCGCTAAAGAAGTGAATGATCTCAAAATTAAATTAAGAAACATGGCGGATGGATTGAGAGGATCACAGGAAATCATGAACATACCGCCCTATATCCTCAAACGGCAGGCAAGAGCCTTCTTGTATGGAAAAGAAATCTACAAAGCCACCAATTATAAATGGTGGGCAAGAAAAGCCGATAGTGAAGGACGAAGAGCGGCAGACTTCTTAAAGAGGGGAAGATGGGAAGAAGCCGCCCGTGCAAAAGGCAGACAGACCCGATTTTCAATGAATGCACAAGTGGCCAAAGAATATGATGACCATGTTAGAAAAACACTCCACGGGAATCCAAAAGCATCTACGGATATATTAGATAAAGACGGCATGGAAAAGTACGGGCTTGTCGGACTGATTAACAGGGCAAGCAAAGCCACAAATAATATAAGAATGCCCGGAAACACAAGATACTTCATTAATCACCTGGCCTACCAATTAGGATTGATCGACAGGGATGGACGTGCGCCATTGGGTATGGATGGGGAACCGGCACCGTTTGACTGGGCAAACCTCAATAATGAACTGGATCCCACCGCCGCCATGGAAGGAGACAAGCCGGGAGACGCTGTACCGCAGTGGATAAAGAAAATCTTTGACGATAACAATCAGACCAACTTGAGAGAACTGACAGTCATAGACTTTGATGAACTTGTCGAAGTATTCAAAAAAATATACAAAACAGGAAGGAGAGAATACGAAGGCAACACCTTTGTTAATGAGAAAGGAGAAAGCCTTTCCTTTGAAGAAGCCGAAGATATAATAATGGCGGAAATCAAAGCAGAAAAAGAAAATCCGCTTTATAAAAAACTGGCAGAGAAAAAGTGGAAAAAGACCAAAAAAGAAATAGGGAAATGGGTAGCGGATCTGGCACTCCCGGAAATCATCATAGAACGCATGGGACCAAAAACCTATGACCTGATTTATAAGATGATGGATAAAGCCTTTGCGAAAAAAAGACTCCTGCAGGAACAGGCGGAACTTGAACTGAAAAAAGTCATGAACATCTATGACAGAGAAACATTCAGAAAAATACGCAATGACAAAATCTATGAGATTAACAAAGTTGACCACAAGCCCGTCATGGTGACAAAAGAAATACTCCTCACCATGGCGTTGAACTGGGGAACAGACTCAAATAGAGAAAGAGTGGTGGAAACCTATGGACTGGATCATAGAAACATAGAAAAAATCCTTTTTAAATATTTAAATGATAAAGACTGGGACTTTGTGGAAGCTGTTTGGAAGCACATCAATTCGTATTGGCCCGAAAGAAACATTGTACAAAACAATCTGTACGGAATCCCCTTAGGGAAAGTGCCGGGGAGGAAAATTATTTTACCGGACGGAAGAAAGATCAATGGCATGTACTACCCAATTAAATATGATGCAGAGCTCACAAGCAAGACCAAAGACAGAGAAATTAACGACATCATAAGAAAAGACATGCTCGGAAGAACCACATTCAATATCGGGATGGGCTCCACGAAAAGCCGCGCGCAAAGTTCCGGCGGACAGTATCTTAGACAAGACCTTGATGTCTACCTTGACTACATCAATGAATCCATTAACCACATCGCCATGCGTGAAACCACAGCAGACATTTATAAACTTCTCTCCAGGAAAGACCTGGCGGAAGCCATATCACAGAAATACGGAGTCGATGCACATAGAAGACTCCAGAGGTGGGCGTCCGACTGCTGGCATGATCCCGTGGATAAATTGACAACATGGGAACAACGACTGAACAGACTGCGGCACAATTTCACCATGGCCACCATGGCCTACAGGACATCCACAGCATTGTTGAACTTTGCAAACCTGCCGTTGGTTATGGAAAAAATGGGAGCCGTAAACATGGCAAGGGGACTCTCTGCGATTTACCTTGGCGGTGTGAAAAACTACCGCCAGCAGAGAGACTTCATCCTAAGTAAATCAACGTTCATGAGAGACCGTGCCACAAACATGGATAGAGACCTTGCCCGCGGACTGAAACTCAAAGAAGAACAAGACGTTTCAAAATTAACATCGAAAGCGCATGCCGTGAAAGAAGAAGTAGACCGATTCGCTTATTCACTCATTTCAGAAACAGACTTTATGCTTTCTCTTCCGGAGTGGATCCAGACATATAACAATACCATTGCACAACTGCAAATAGAAAAACCATTTATGACAGTAGCAGAAATGGACGAAGAAGCAGTAAGGCTTGCTGACAAAATGGTAAGAGAAACATTCGGGTCGGGAGAAATGAAAGACCGTCCGGAGGTGGTCAAGAGTAGATTGCTTTCGCAACTTCTTCCGTTTTACAGCTTTACATCATTAGTAATGAACCAATTCATCCGAGGGGGATATGACATTGTAGACGGAAGAAGACCGATGAAACTCATGCAGGCAATGCTATTTTGGTACATCCTTGGATCCGTATTTGAAGGTGCCCTTCGTTCATTGGTAGATAGTGCAACGGGAAATGATAAATATTCATTCCTGCAAAGACAGGGGTATTCCTTTGCGTCAAACGGACCAATCGGAGGTATACCGGTCGCAAGAGAAGTAATCCCTGGACTCTACTCACTCTTCGCGGGAATGTACAGTGACGGCGGAAAAATGAGCGTCACAGGACTAAATATCTTTGAAGATGTGTTCCAAACCGCCATGGCAATAAAATCTAACAAAAAAGACTGGATAGATGTAGGGCAGGCAGGGACAAAAGTATTCAATAAAGTAACAGGACTTTCCGATACATTAACCGATGCACTGTGGGCAATTGCGCGTCTCACCACAACAGACACAGACGCCACAGCCTGGGAAGCCCTGTTCTCCATCATATTTGATAGAAGAATAAAAAAGAAAGGAGAAAAGAAGTGATAAATAATAGCGAAAACAGAATCGCATATAAAGGGGACGGCACTGCAGAAGAATTCGCCATCCCTTTTAAAGTCTTGGAAAAAACGGACATCATAGTAGTTATTGCGGATGAAGATAAAAATGAAACAATCCTGAAAAAAGACTACTTTGTAGACTTAGATAAAATGACAGTAAAATATCCGGGGTATCCGCCGGGAGAAGAACCGGCGGAAAATGAACGTCCGCCAAAATTGCAAGAAGGATGGCAGTTAATCATAAAAAGAGAGGTGCCTGTTACACAAGAAATAACCTTAGGAAATAAATGGCCGTTCACCGTTATAGAAAAAGCCTTGGATAAAATCACGATGATCCTGCAGGATTTATTGGGAGTAAACAAAAGACAGATCACACTCCCGGATGCGGCAGACATGAAAGACTTCTCGGCGATACTTCCTTATCCGCAGGAAGGAGAGGCGCTTGTATGGGGGAAAAGGAGATTAGAAAATTCCAATTTCTCAAAAGTGATAAAAGGGGCTGTAGAAAAATCATTGACGAGAGCGGAAGCTGCTGTGGTCGTATCAGAAGAAAATGCATCAAAAGCGAAAGAGCAGGCGGGAAAAGCGGAAGTGAGCGCAGGTGAAGCAGAAGAGAGTGCTACTATTGCGGCGCAAAATGCCGCGGCTGCCACACAAGGGGCTATGGATGCAAGAGACAGTGCCGCCGGCGCAAGTGTAAGTGAACAAAGTGCGGCGGGGCATAAGAACGAAGTCCAGGCTGCATTAGCGTCTATTTCAGAACAAGTCAATGCCTGGGATAAAAATAAAACATACTCATTCCCGCAAACCATAGCTTATATAGATGGAAACACATATAGATGTGTCGGGAAAAACGTCAAAGGAGAAATACCGGATAAATCAAATAACTGGGTATGCTTGACAAATTATAAAGATGACTTTTTTGAATTAGATGAAGACGGAAACCTGATTCCAGCGATCAATCCTCTTCATTCGACTTTGTGGGAATTAGATGGAATGGGAAATATAATCCCGAAAGGAGAGTAAAAGTGAGTACAAGAAATATGGCACCGAGAAACAATGAAGAAGGAGAAGTCGGAGTAGTAGGGAAGGTATGGAAGGCTTTAAGGGCAAAAATCATAGAAGCAACAAGTAAGATGACAGCGCCAACAGTAGAAGCAACAAGTAAGATGACAGCGCCAACAGTAGAAGCAACAAGTAAGATGACAGCGCCAACTGTAGAAGCAAGTGACAAAAGTAAAAATGTGGCCACTACAGAATTCGTGAAAAACCGTGAAAACATGGTAGTAAGTCCGTTTCTTCTTCAAAGGAACACTGTTTATAAAATAGGTGATATGGTAAAAGTTCCAAAATTGGGAGAACAGTATGTACTCGAGTGCACGCAGGCAGGAACCACAGCGGCTACAGAACCAAATTTGTCAACTATATCGGGGGGGGTAGAAGTTAATGACGGAAGCGTAAAATGGACGGTTAAAACAGTCACCGCAAAAGAATATGTCGATGAAAAATTTGATAATTACGGACGGATGGAAACAATTAATGCGACTATAGACCCACAATACATTGAAAATTTATCGTGTGTAAAAATAAAAAACATAGTGCATCTTTTTGTACGAATGAAAGGTGCAAAGGAAGGTCTCATTGAAATTGCATCGGGGCTGCCCAAGTCATTTATAAATCTTGAATTTTATGCCCATATAAACAACAGCAACGGTAAAGCTGTACGATTGACAATAAATACAGACGGTAAACTATATCTCAGTTATACGGATGAATATACTACATCGCCAGGACATGAATCTGTTGCGTGTTTAGTATATTTAACAAACGATTGAAAGGAGTAAACAAAATGCAGGAAATCACAGATGGAAGCGCGAAATTCCGAGTAGTAGACAGACGGTTAAAAGCGATGATTGACATACTCTATCCGGTCGGCATAGTAGTAACAACAGCAACCGATGACGCGCTAAAGCCGGGTGAAGCAGACGGCTTAGCGACATGGGAAGAAATTGCACAAGATAGAATATTACAAGGTACATCAAGTGGCGCCGGCGGAACAATAGAAGCAGGGCTACCGAACATTAAAGGGAATATCATGACAGGAGACGGAAACAGTGGGGTGACGTCTGTTTTCGGTGTCGGTGGTAAACATAATGGCGCATTGTATGTAGATGGAGATAAAAATTTCAGCAATGATGCTTATGCCGCGCCTGCGGGAACAGGAAACAACGCATTCGGATTTTCATTTGATGCGTCAAAATCAAATAACATATACGGAAAATCCGAAACTGTACAACCGCCCGCATATAAAGTACATTTTTGGAAACGTATCAAATAAGGCGGTGCACTATGGAAAGAAATGACGGAGAAAAAATAACAATGCAATTTGTAGAAAGAATGGCAAAGATGGAAGAAAAACTTGACATGCTCGTTAGAATGCTTCCTGAAATTACCGCACTGCAAATTGCACAAGCGCGCTCAGAACAAACCGCGTCATCAGCTCATAACAGAATTGATAACATCTATAAAGTCGCCGGGTTGATATCGACCATAATTTCGGTGGTCATTGCATTAATCGGAAGGGCGGTGTGATATGAAAAAACTAAAATCACTCTGGAGAAAAGCAAAAAGCTACTTCCGGAAATTAAACGCACCACTGTTATACTGGGCGATACTCTATGCAGTTATCTGCATTTTCTGTATTCTTCTCTACATTCTAATGACTATTGCCGATTGGCTAATCACAGGAAAAGGAAACGAGCCGGAACTAAGATTATTTATAACCATGCTTCTATCAGCAGGGGCAGTCGGTGGTATAGTGGGAATCGGAAAGATGTTTGTAGACAAAGACAATAATCAAATACCGGATGTATTCGAAAAGGACGATGGAAAACCACCGTTCTTTTTTACAGGAGGAAAAAATGACGAAAGAAGAACTGGCAAGAGAGATAGCGAAGGGGATAATTGAAACAGGAATTGAAGGAGACTACGGCTCTGTCTCATGTTCCACCGCAGGAGACTACCCATCAATCGGGGTAAGTCAATGGGAAGGAGAAAGGGCTAACCGTCTATTAGAAAACATTTCCGGCGGAGCGCACTATGCATATCGCAGTTATTATGACTTGAAATACTCTTATGCTATCCAAGACTTGAAAGAACTCTTGATGAGTGGTGAAGGACAGCAAGCACAGCTCGATATGCTTGCCGAAGACTGTGAAGACTATGTAGAAACATTATGGGAAGTACCGGATCTTGATGATACAAAGTGCACTATCTACGCAGGGATGTGGTGCCCGACATCTGAAACAGTAGTGAGAAACTTCTTAATGCGAAGACAAGAAAGAGGATATGACCTGCGGGACATCAATGTAATCTATGAACTTTTCAGAGAACGGTATGCATACGCAGCATGCTGTGAAGAATACGCGGAAGGTTATGCAAATAGAGCCACCGCAACATATGAATATGTAATGAATCTGGAGGTATAAATGTGGAAAATGTTATCAAAACACATTACAAAAGTATTATTTTGTGCATTTTTGTTATTTTCTCCATCGTTTTCATTGCAAGCCGAGGAGACTACGGAATACATCACAATGACAGTCCAAGAATGGAACGACTTCAAAACGGACTGGACAGAGCAGATGACAGAATTAGCGATGCTGAAACAGAACTTGAGCATGTTGACGCTGAACTCGAACGAGCAACGGGAACAAGCCGAGAGGTTACTCAAGAAATGCAACAGCTTAGAAATGGAATTGGGCAGAATCAAGATATTATTAAACAGTGCGAAGATCTCATTGGCAGAAGCGAAGAAAGAAATCAACGAGTGCAAGAAAGAATTAGAATTGTTGAAGAAAGAAATCGACGAGTTGAAGCACAAATTGAGACTGGCAAAAAGACAACGTGACGCATGGGCAATAGGAACACCATTGGCATTTATAGCAGGATTCCTTGTTGCGAGAAATTAGTTTTATTACTACTCAAGGAGGATTATATGAGATGGTTTTTATATGCGCCGTTACAATTACTCATTATGATAATCTGCTATATTACCAATCCGATTGTGGTATTGTTTGCTGATGAAAATGGAGAACTGCGCGGATTTTTAAGAAAATGGCAGACGTTTGATGATTCTTGTGATAGTGAAGACTGCGTGACAAAATATGTTCCAAGCTGGATGCGGTATGATTTCTATAAATACTACTGGGCGGAGAAACGATATGATCCGAACTATGGACGGGTTATGAAAAGATCAATTAACATTGCGTCGCTGCCGTTAATCGATAAATTGAAGCGCTATTGTTGCCGTGTTTTCTGGCTGTCAAGAAACTGTGCATATGGTTTTGCAATTGACTGGTTCGGAGCGACAATCAATCCGGAAGATGTAGTAGTCATTGATGATTATAGAGCAGGAGAGTTCGAAAGAAATATATTTGTTACGCGGGATCTGAATTGCTGGAAAATATATAATTCCATGCGGATTCTGAATACAAAATACCGATGGAAAATATATTTAGGATGGAAAATACATAACGTGAAAAGTATACATAGGGCAATGCTGGCATTTCGGATATGGGTCTGTAAAGCAAATTAA